TGCAGCTGGCAACACTGTGAGAACCGCCCATTTAATAATTTGGTAATACTTGTCCGGTAAAATCATTTCAAACCCCCCTATAATTTCGTTAAGAAATAGCCTAATATAGTAATACCTAAACCGATCATGTAACCCCATGACCATTTATTGTTTGCTTTAATTTCTTTGATGTCATCAGCATTGTTGAGTGCAATAGAATATGCGTGATCCGCCACATCTTTCGCAGCATCCGCCTTCTCTCTCAATGCCTCGTAATTATCAAGTTTTGTTTCAATGCGCACTAAGCGCTCAATAACATCTTGTGCAGTATCATCTTTCAAAACTCCCCCGCCTTCCAACTAAATAATTAGCCCCGTTAAAAACGAGGCTAAATTGTTACTCTGCCAATTCTGGCAAATCCATATCTACTAGAATCTCTTTCACTTGCTCGCGAATTAGACCTGGTACTTGTTCAATCGTCTTCTTGCCTTTAATAATTAAAGTCGCATATACTACGGCCATTTCTTCCACCTCCTTCCTGAGTAAATAAAAAGCAATCCTAATCCGCAGTTTCTGCATCAAGGATTGCTTGTACTTCATTTCTGATTGTTCTAGGAACTTCTTCAATAGTCTTCAGGCCTTTCTGGATTAAATTCACGTAAATATTTGCCATCTATACTACCTCCTTTGCTGCATCGTCTGGTACCAGCATTTCGTATACTTCGGCTAAAGCTAATTGAGTATCTGTTAGTTGGTCGTTAAGAACCTCATTTTGCTTTGTTAAGGTTTTAACATCAGCTGTAGCTTTCGTGTAAAAGTTCTCTAACAGACTAATCTTCTCAGTGCTTGCCATGTATTCTACTGGACGCCATACGTTCAATTTCACATCGAAGAACTGTAGCATTAGATCTCGATTGGCATCAGGTTCTACTTCCGTGTATGGAAACTTTGTTTCAAAATCCTCTGCCACTTCTGTTGTTTTGCACCCGAACGGATACAAAATTTCATAAATTGTTTTCATGTATCTTCCCCCTATAATTTGTTTTTAGCTAAGTACGTGACTGTTCCAGCATACCAGGTATCTTTTAGTAGTATAGAGTGCGCGGTTAAAGTGGAACCGCCCGCAGTAAATTTAACTATGCTTGTTGTTCCGCCTGTACTTGTTATTCCGATATATTGAGGTTCGGAAGTATCTGCCTGAAAATCAGCCGCGATACCCCAAATAATAGATTGGTCTTTTGCGAAATCATTGCCTATTCGTGTTTTGAAGTTAAACACTGCTTGAATCACATCACTGTAACGTACAAAAGTAATGTAGCCACTCGCAATTTCAGTTGGAAAATCTGCATTGGAATATTTTATAGTAACTACTCCTTTATGTGTAAGAACATTATTTCCATTTACCATTAGACCGTCTCGAAAGTTTTTTAGACCACCAATAGTCTCGTTACCAGCAATGCTTACAAATTTATTCTCCACGAACTTTTTAATCGACTGCATTACTCGCAGCGGCGTCATAATCTTCTTGTTATCTTCACCCGTTTCAGCCTCTTCTTGAGTCGCCAAGTTTTCTACGTGATTGGCCGCTATCATTGACTCGATGATTGTCCGTCCATTAACTTCTAACTCCACTGTCAAGGAAATATCTTTGACCTCTACCCAGGCCGGCGTTACGCCGTCAGAAACGGCTCCATTATCAGACGCGCCAGTTCTTCGCGTCACCGCAAAGAGCGTATAATATCCTTTATTTGAAATACTATTAATACCTAGAACAGACAAATTAGAGTTTATTTTTGAAAAATCACTCGATGAAGCAATTCCTAAGCTCGTATTATTTGAATAGTTAGTCCCCCAGCTTAAAAATAATCGCGAAAAGTTTGTAGCAACATTAGTTGATGAATGAATTCCACGACCCCGAATAATTATGTTCGCATTCACATTTTTAATGATTGTTTTGTATTTCGAAATTTTCTCTGCAATAGTAGTCGAGCTTTCAAAAATAGCTGGATATCTTGATTCTAAAGTTTCAATTACATTAAAATCAAACTGAATTTCTGCACCACGTCCGCTGACTAGAGTTTCATTCCTTACATACGTATCAGTACTAGCAAGCTTATAGTAATCATCTTGAACGAATGGAATTAATGTACCGTTATCATCTCTAGCACCTGTTCCAGAAATACCGTCAATGAGTAAGCCATTTTTCAGTATAGCTTTCTCTGTTCCAGCTATGTTATCGATCACGTTTGCGGAGGATTCTGCTTTCGTGAATACGTCATTGTCATCAATCTTCTTATTTATTTCATCGATGCGAGCATTCAAATTCGTGTTAGCTGTCGTGATACTTTGTTCTAACTGAGTGATCTTACTTTGAGCTGTCGTAACGTCAGCAGTTAGACTATCAATCAATGCTTTAGCTTCTGATTTAATAGTATTAATCGTTTGATGATACTCATCTATAATCTCGTTGAAACCTTGCCAGTAATAATCCTCTAATTCAGGCGTGTTCAAATCAATCGGGCTTCGCTTGATGTCAAAGGTAAAACGTCCAGCGGTATCTAATGAGCGTGAATCAGGTAATTCAATATAAATTGAACCAGTGACACGCCCGACATAGCCTAAAATATTGTCTTCTAAAACAATCGACACAATTCCGTTTATCGCATCTTCGATTACCGCATGATAAATGTGGCGGCCACGACCACCCTCCGCTGTGTCAGAATTAAATTCTAGAAGAATTGGTACGATAGTACCTGCCGAAAGAGGTTGATTCATATAGTCTTTTTGAAGTTGGAAAATCAGCTTCGCAGTTCCTCTATCGTGAGACCAAAAAACCACTCCTGTAGGAATAGGATCGGTTGCTTTAGCATCAATTAAGATTGTCTCATTATTTGTTTTAAACATTAGGACAACACCGTCCCTTTGGTGATGATTAAGCCTAATTGTGTTTTGTGCCTAGTCGTTGAATTAGAAGTTGTTGTCGATGCGTCCGTTACTGTCGCACCTGAATCCGCCGAAATCCCTACTACATTACCAGACCCTGTGTTCGTTCCCGAAAATAAGGCGGTTGACATCGCAGAAGCTCTTAATAGAATAGCTTGATTCACGAAATGTGAGTAATAAATGTTCATTTTTGAATTTCCATTCACATACAGTGCATTGTAATTCGTAGATGACGATGTATTTTCAGCACACTTAACTTTATTCAAAGCGAGATACCCTCCTTGTTTACAAAAGAAAGCACACGTATTACCATCGGTTTGAATGGCATTCGCTGTATCAACGGCTTGCAAGCCATAGATGTGAAAATAGCCTGCTGAGGAGGCGAAACCTATTGAACGAACTTTTACTGGTAAATCTACTTTGCTTAAATCAAAACTATCTACATTTTGAATTGTTCTGATTGTTAGTGATACACAGAATATACTTGCTAGGATGACATTTTCCAAATAAACCCCATCATCAACCCAAATCGTTGCACGAGCTGAGCTTATCAATGGGATTTGATTAACTGCCATTTGAATTGTTGCAAATGGATTTTGTTCTGTTCCATCGCCATTTTTATCATCGCCTTTTTCTATCGAAACAAATAAGTCGATCGTTGCACCGTAAGTCCCCATTAATTTTCCAATTCCGTTGTTCAGTTGCTCCATCTGTTTTTGCTGATTAAGCAACGTACCGTTTGTATTCTCAACATCTTCATCATGTCTATTTTCTGCAGCAAGTAATCTTGATTCTAAAGTATCGAATGTTTCACCTTTATTATTTACTCGCGCGTCCACCACTTCGTTTTGCGAATCTCCACCACTATGCAAAACCACATTATCAATGCGCTTATTCGTCACATCGATTTTCTGGTTTTGTCCTCGAATGATTCTATTTAAGATATCAACATTGTCGTTAAACGTTTTTTTCCACTCTGAAGAGATACGATTCTTAATAAGTTTGAGTAATTCCATCAAATCACTCCTTTCTTAGCGAGATTCGCTAATATTGATGTCATTGTTTTTTTAGTATTTGATAAAGTGATCTCTGGTGGTTTGTTTGGTAACGCTGGATATGTTGTCATACCAACCACTTGAATAGTTGTGTTGATATTCAAAGGTTCATAAATGAACGGCACCTTATCACCTTTATTTACGGCTGTTGCCCATTTCATTGTTACCGTTCCTGAAATATCAGGATAATCGTGTAGTTCTTGCTTCAAACGAGCGGTCATATTTGATGCAATAGTATATCTTTCGTCTTCGACAGGATCTTGAATACGAATGCCCCATTTTTCAGATTCAGGAGAGGTATATGTGATTGGACTAAATAAATATTTATCGGTGTCATCTTTTTTACCAGATCCCCGAATTTGAGTTTTCAATGCGAATGTATCGATATCAAACTTCACATCATCAGTATTGTATTTGTATCTGATTTGCTGCTCGGTAACTTTTCCATATGCTCCTTTAGGATAGAAGCGCAAGTATTTGTTGTCCGGAATAACGATTGCACCGTAATTATCTAGCACCTCATTTATAAGATCTAGATAGTTCCCATTACCGAAGTTTTCTTGCTCCACTGATAAAAAAGTGTTATCTCCATCGATAACTTCCCATGAAAAACCGTTATTACCACTGCTAAAAATGTGAGTCAGCAATTGTTTAATCGTCTTTGTTCCTGATAAAATATTGTATTGCCAGCAATCCTGAATCGTGTAGTAAACATGTGTTGCTGTCACATCTTTATAAACCTGTTCTCCTGATGCATAGTTTGCCATTTGTTTAATCACGAAACGCTGACCATTCCAAAGAACAAAATTTTCATAATCGATCAAATCAAACGTCATACTATTTAAGTCAGACTTACATACAGTGAAACTGACTTCCCAAGTCTCGTTCTCCTGCCAATTCTCAACAAAAGAATCCTTATCGTAATCGAAAAGGATTTCTTCTTTATCTTCTTTTATATTTCTGATTAATATATCGGCCATAAACTCACCTACTTGTACAAGTAGTAGAAATCCCATGAGGTTTCTACATTAGCTACATTTTGTATTTCGATGTCATTCAGACCTTCAGCAAGAGTTATCAAACCATGATTCGTATCAATGCCATGATTCACACCGTTCAACTTCGGATAGACACGATCTAAAGTGATTGTTTGTCCTAAGTTTGTTGAAAATTCAGGATAGTAAATAAATCGATCACCAGTTGTTCGATTGAAAATCGTAGCATTGCCTAACGACTCGCCTTGAAGTGTAATTTTTAAGTATGCTTCTCGTGGATCCAATGGAAAACTACCTGCGTTGTAAATGCTAAACCGACTATTTTTATGGGTGTACTCGTAGTCCTCAGCAACTAGATTTTGGCTGAATTGCCATTCGTCATCCAAACTAAAGTCGGATAACGTCGATGTAATAGACTCTGCATAGCCTTTAACCACTGTATAAGAAACAGTGAATCGAGACATGAAAAATGCTTTTTTGGTAACTGCTATGCTATCAACAACGACTGGATATTTCTTGCCGGGTTCTTTTGAATAGAGAAAATAATATTCTGCTTCTCTAGTTAATAGTTCTCTTAATTCGGTTTCTTTTAGAACTAAATCATCAAGCGTACGAACTTTAAGGTCGAATTCTAGTGTGATTGGGAAAGAATCAAATGAATGATTCACCAATCGCTGACCAACAGAACCCTGAAAAGAAACAAAATCATTTTTTTGAACGGGCATGCCTACAGTTACAGTTGCTAATGTAATTGCAGGATCATCAGTTAAAATATAGTCGTAATCACTAAATCTTAATAAGACATCTGTTTTTACCATCTAAGCCCTCCTTGCCGTATATAGCTTACGTTTTAAAGTTCCCGCATTCGTTTGATCAACTGAATGTCCAACTTGTTTTCCATCCAAAATACTGTTCACTTTGACTGGTCTTTCGTTAATCTTATTTATTAACTGATTTAAATCAGTTTGAGTCACAAAGCGACCGGTTGAGTTATCGTTTGAAGAATAGCCTTGAGCAGAAGGTGTTGGCTTATACTGTTCTCTAGCTGCTATCGCTTTTTGAATCAACAAATCAGCGCTGTCCTTGGCAGGGTTGATAATAAATTCCTTAGCATAATTAGGATCTTCGCCGATCCAAGCAAGCGTTGGTTTATCTACTTCTCCGCCATTGGCGTATCCAACACCTCGATACGCCGAACCTAAGGAGCCGTATCTAGCTACTGCATATCTGATAGAAGCTAAAATGTTGGAAAGTGGATCATAAACATTTTTATCGTATCCTGGTCTAGCATAAGCCTTAAATGTAGAATCGATTGTTTGAAGTAGACCCTTTGACGGATGCCCGGCAGCAGCATTACTATCCCATAAATTGATAGCATTAGGATTACCGCCTGACTCTGTTTGCATTTGAAAAAGCAACGAACCTAAGTTTCCGGCAGAGTACTGTCCCTCCATTTTTAGTGCCTTTATCGCAAGATTACGCCATTGTTCAACACCTGCAGAAGCATTAAAATTAACTTTTCCACCTTTATTCGAACCAGCTTTAAATACGTCTCCAGCATGTTTCATACCAGAAATGTGTAAATGGTCATAATGATCACCGTCCGTCCATGGACCCCACTCGTTATGAACACCTGTCCCGGATGTTCCCTTTCTATCTCTTACCTTATTTTGAGTAATGACGTAAGCAACATCGGATGGGAACTTTTCAAAGGCATAGTTTGCAGGGTCAAAATATTTACTAGAACCATTCATAGAACCTGGATAAGCAATATCAATAGCTGCATGTTTCCCGTGATCGTAAGGATCACCTGGTCGAAGTCCGCTTGTAATCGTCATGCCTGGAAATTTCTTCATTACCTTTTCTGCTACATTAACTAAATACTGATAAACGCCATTCGCGTTCATAGCCCCATCAAAACTACCGGAACTTCCAAATTCTTCTTGATACTTATCAAATAACGATTGAGCATATTTGATTACGTTGTCCTTAACCGTATTCAAGCCACCTTTAGCAACCTTGAATTCTGCTGAGTCTCCTAATGAGTCCAAAAACTTGGATATACCAAGCTTATCCGTGACAGTGTTGTAAAGTTTATCGGCTCCATCAAAGACAAAGTCTTCAACATTTTCAGCCTTCTCTTTGACCCAATCCGCTATGTTGTTGATCGTTCCCCAAACACCACTAGCATGAGCCGGCAATCCTTTCGTCATAGATAAGAACTGTTTAGAGGCTTCGTGTGGGAGAATCGATGTTCCGGCTTGTAAAGGTCGGATTTCAGGGCCTTGAGAACCAACTGCAAAAATACCTTTAGTGGGATGGTGAGCTAATTCAAATCCTTCTTCACCAACTAGCGCAATTTCATCTTCTGTTAGACCGCTAGTACCTTTGGCATGGGCGGGGAATTTGAAATCTCGAAGACCTTTGCCCCAGTCTTTGTTTAATCCGCCTATTAGTTTCCCAATTCCGTGTGCAATAGCTTCTACAATATTAGATAGATTAGATTTCAATCCATCCCATGAACCTTGAACTGTACCTGTTTCATTCTGTGATGCACCAATATGTTCTCTAGCTTGCTCTTGGGCGTTTCGCACAACTGAAGATTTTTGAGCGCTGATTTCGCCACTAACTTTGTCGTGCTGTTCTTTTGCTTTAGCAGTTACTTCTTTGTATTGATTTTTTGCAGCAGTATGAGTATCATCACGTTGCTTTCTTGCTTCTTTTACAACTTTCTCATACTGTTCTTGTGAAAGAGTGCCCGTTTCATCTCGCTGACGTTTAGCTGCTTTAACAGTCTCTTTGTACTTTTTGTCAGCCGCAGTGATAATATCGTCCCGAGCTTTTTTTGCCGGTTTGACAGAAGCGTCGTATAGATTATCAGCCTCTTCTTGAGTCGCTTCTAAATCTTTAGCACTTAGCTTACCTTTTTTCTTGCGAAGTTGTTTAAGCAAATCTTCTTGTTCTTTTGCTCCGCTTTCGATTGCTTCGACAGCTTTCCCATTCATGGCAAATTGATCAGCAACATAATCCTTGACGAACTGTTTCCGTAATTTATTAAGTTCTTTATTTTTTTGTTTTTCACTTTTGCTGGAATCATTCTGAATGCCTTCTACCTTTTTGTAGTATTCGTTGACGGTCGTCTGCATTTTTATGAGCGCATCTTTTTTACTTTTTTTGGAAGCATCATTGTTTTCTTGTTCTTTTTTGAGGAGTTTATCAGCTTCTTTACGTGTCATAACCCCTTGTTTAACAAGTAAATCTAGATCCTTTTTGGATCTTTTTTGTTTGCTGTCATAGTAATCATCGATGTCTTTGCCCATCTCTTCAAAAAGTTTGTCGGATTCTTTTTTTGCTTTTTGAGCACTCTTAGTATCAATTCCCATCTTAATAAGAAGTTCTTTATTTAACTTATTAATTGCAGGGGTAATCTTTTTGCTGATTTTCTTTTCGTCTATTTCGACCTCGATTTCAGCTTTTGTTTTTTCTACTTTAGGCTTCAACGGTTTTCCATTCAGAGATTCTTGCAAGCTGCCAACAAAGCCACTACCAAATTTCGATCCGGCAAACTGTCCTGCCACGCCGCCTAGCACTGTGCCTATCGCTGTTCCAATTCCAGGAGCTATCATCGTTCCAATCGTTGCGCCTAGCTTAGCACCACCAAGACCGCCGCCGATACCGCCTAAAAATCCTCCAGTTTTTTCTCCTGTAGATCCTTTTTTGAAAAGCTCTGGTACACTTGCTAGCACGCTTATAACCGGCGTTAACTTAGCCAGTCCTGTCACTAAAGATCCTAATTTCGCTGCAATGCCTGTTCCACCAACAGCAGCAGGCGCTACAGTAGCTGCCGTCTCCGTAACTGTTTGAGTCACTCCTGCTTTGGCAGTGTTTCCAAATCCTCCGCTTAAAAAGCTAGTGGCTTTTTCGACTGCAGTAAATTCAAGTAGAGATTTACGAGCTTGATTGATCATCGAAATGAATTCAAAACCTTTTTTCACTGCGAACATAGTCACAAGTGCTTTACCCAGTAATTCAACTTTATCTTTATTGTCAGCTAGGTTTTCAATGATTTTATCCACCTGTTTGAGAGGATCTTTGATTTTCTTTGTATTATCATCGATCAATCCGAACATATCTGCGACGGCAAGGAGAATATCCTTTCCTTGATCCCAAGCGCCAGAAATCAATGCACCGGCTAAATCTTTAACGTTCCCTGTGATATTTCCAATCGTCGACTTGTTTTTGTCCAGATAAGAAAAGACGTCAGAAACATGTTGGAATAACCCGACAACAGAATCAGATGCGCCGTTGATTATACCTGTAAGCTTATCTTTTCCAAGATGTTTGATAATGTCATTGATTCCACCGACGATATTCGCTTGCAAATTACCAATTGCGCCTTCAAAAGTTGTGGTTGTTTTAGCGGCTTGAATTGCACCGTCGTTCATTCCTAGTTTAGTAATCGCTTGGTTAAACTCATCAGCAGAAATCTCGCCTTTTTCCATTGCATCACGGAAATTGCCTGTGTATGCACCGTTATCGACCATCGCTTTTTGTAACACGCCTGATGCACCAGGTATTGCATCTGCCAACTGATTCCAGTTTTCAGTAGTAAGTTTCCCTGCCCCAGCTGTTTGGGTAAGCATCATTGCTACTGCTTTAAAAGTCTCAGCACTCCCGCCAGCTTGAGCATTCAAGTTACCTGCTGCTTGAGTTAATTCGGTATAATTTTTAATACCGTTTGCCGCTAATTGAGCAGTTGTGTTAGAAACTGTAGAAAGGTCATATACAGTATCATCTGCATATTTTTGTACAATTTTAGTCGCTTCGTTGATCTCTTTTTCACCAAATCCACCTAGTTTCATAGTGGATTTAAATTTATCGATTGAGTCAGAAGCTTGTACAGATTCACCAATTAATTCACTAAAACTACCAGTGATTACTTGAATTGCACTTGAAGCAACTCCAGCAATTGCACCAATAGAAAGCTTGTCCTTTAAGCTCATATACTTCGATTCTGTTCGTTCAGCAGTTTCCCCAAGTTCTTTTGTTTCAGACTTTGCTTGAGTGGCATCAGCATTCAAAATAGTTTCTTTTTGTTTAGGTATTTCACTAATACCTTCTTTAGTTGCTTTGATCTTTAAGCTAGCGCCATCGTTATCTGCTTTGAGTTCAGTGATCTTGCTTTTCGGAATATCTTTAAAAAAAGCTTTTGTTTCTTTGACATCTTTTTCAGCATCTGAGTTATCAGCTTTGATAGTAAATTTAACCGGATTATCAAATGTATTATCTACATCTTTTTTGGTAGACTTCGCAATAGTTTCAATTTTTGCTGTCTCACTTTTGAACGAGTCGTCAATCTTTGATCCAGTATTCATACCTAGCTTGGTCAAAACATCATCCACAAAAGAAACATCGTTCTTGAATTTAGGTAAATTAGCCAGCATGACATCAATGTTAATCGTTGCATCTGCTCCCATGTATGTACCTCCTCTCCTTATTTATTTGATTGTGCTTGAGCAGCTAACATATCGAACATGCTGCCTAATTGATTATCTAAGTTATCCACAGTTTTTTCGGACTCCAAAGCATAATACTGTTGCAACTCCAAAAGATTTGTCAGTGATTCTCCTTCTAATCCGCTAACTGTTCTAGATCGAATAGATAGAATTCGTTGAAATTGTGTTTTATCACTTAATCCGGCCAGCAGTGATTTGAACGTAATGTAATGCATCTTTCCTCGTTCTTTCAGCAAATCAATTCCGTAATCAGAAAAAAAAGAGGCGTAAATTGCCCCTGCATCTTGCGTATAGGAGTACAATTTTTCAGGTTCAACACCTCCGAACCCAGCATCTCCGCTCTCTTCATTTCCGTATGGATTTCTCTGAATATAATTGCTGATATCTTCAACAGCCTTACTCTTTTGCTCGAAAGTAAAGGTTTTGGACAGCGTTTCATCTCCAAAATAAAATAGATCAAAAGCTTTATATATTTTCTCGAAGGATTGTAAACGATCGTCCTCCAATAGTTCGTAAAATTTCAGCACTGTATCAAAAGATAAATCCAAAGGGATTTCGTAATCTTCAATCAAAATAGTTGTTTCAAGATCATCAATTAAATCAAACAATTAAATCACTTCTTTTTATTGTTTTTATGCCGATTACTGTAATGCTTGTCGGCAGCTTTTTTGCGTTCGACCATTACTTTATCCAATTCTGTTCGAAGGAGACCAATAACGGTATTAACGGCTTTCGTACTTTGCCCATAATGATCGTAAATACGTTGACCTTCTCCTTCTCCTAAAACAACGTCAAGCGTCGCTAAAGCGCCATTCCTCATTGAGATCATTTCTTCTTGAGTAAATGATTTATATTGATCAGCAGTAGTAGTTTCCACACCATCTAACTTCTCAAGTTTGGATGCTATATCTCTCAATTGAACTGTTACATCAATATTCGCGTAATTAGAAAGCGCACGATCAATCTCGTCGGAAATTGAAATGTCATAATTCTTACCAGCGATTTTCACTGTTTTAGTGAGTGTTAATTTAGCATCTAAGTCGATAATATTGTTAATTGCCATTAATTTTCCTCCTAAATAAAATAGAAAAGGCTAACCTATCAAGGTTAACCTTTAAACAGCAGTAACTGTCAAAGTACACTTCGCAGTTTTACTTGCAGTAGTTGTTGTTACTGTAATCTCTGCTGTGCCCTCTTTAACAGCTGATACTTTACCAGCTGTATCAACAGTGGCTATTGTTATATCGCTAGATTTCCAAGCAACAGTTTTGTCGTCAGCGTCAGCTGGTGATACTGTTGCAATTAGTGTCTCTTCTGCCCCTACATTAAGTGTTAATGTCGTTTTATTAAGTGATACATTTGAGGGGCTAATTACTCCCCCACCGCTGGTACCGTTACTGGTTTACCGTTAAACGCCATCGTAAAGCTGAATGTTTGCTTAGCATTCGCAGCTCCACCAAAAGGTACGATAGCCGTCAATGTAACCACAGCTTGTACCTTATTCCCTTTTGCATCGGTCCATTGAGCCAATGTGCGCAATTCATCACCAATAGATAAGAATTTAGCGGCAACATAATCCTGCGCAGCGTCACCAAATACACGATGTCCAGCTACAGCGAATGTGATGTTTTTACCAGTTACAGTAGAGTCAGTGAATCCTCCACCATCGTAGTAAGCAGAAGCATCAGTAGTATCTGCAGCAGCCGGAGTAATAGTTGTGATACCTGCTCCAAGTACCGCAAACGACGCACTAGCCACATTTGCAATATCAGTATTCCCCGCTGTATCGATTTCCAATTTGTTTTTAAAGTTCAGTAAAAATTCTTTATTGTTTTCTGCCATTTGTGTTTCCTCCTAATTTTTGAATTGATGAATAGTGATTTTGATACCTAATAGATAAGTTGAGTTCCCTTGCACGTCCTGTTCACTAACAAAAGGAGTCTCACTTATTTCGATACCTAAAAAGACGAAGCTCCCATCTTCTGATTTCAGAGTTGAGAGTTCGTCCAAATGATTTGATATGAGCCAAAGAGTTTGATTGGCTTTTTCTTGGTCTGTCGTGTTAAATCCGACTTCATACAGCATTTCTCGTTCTTTCGTACCGTCAAAGTATTCTTCAACTGTTCGACTGCCTGGCATAGAATAGACGCAAAGCGTGTCTTCTCCATTAAGAAATCCCATCGAGCATGGCATTGGGAGACCTTGAATAGAATCTATCGAGTCAGATAATCGTTCCCATAAATCCACTACAAGTTCCCCCCTTTGATAAACGCTCTACGCCAATCATCCATGTGATTCGCTTTTGCTCTAAGATCCCAACGACGGCTGGTACCTGGAGTCGTATAGTTTCTGACTCTACTCCCATTAACAAACCCTCTAAACTGCGCTTGTGCATACGGCACTGCATACGTGATTCGGTTCTTACTCACAAATGATTTGTCTCTTAAATGCCCATGACGTTTTGGCGCATATAAGTTCATGTCTGGATGCATTTGAGCAGTCATGTAGTACAGTGCTGAATTGATATTCACCACCGACAACTTACGATCTACACCGTTTTTTTCGACCTTAACATGCAGCATTACAGCACCTCCAGCTCATATGAATAAACTTCATTGCTGTAAGGATTGCGGTTATCAACGATTGTTGTGATAGTGTAAGTCTCACCCTCAAAATCAATCTCTGAACCAACATGTTTCTTAGTTATTGTTGGCATTGGGTCAGACACACCTGCAAACAAAAAAGCGATAGCATTCGCTACCACTTGCCGATTGTTATTACTCCCACTGTAAACTGTTTGAGGTTGAAAGATCATATGATTAATCGTGATTGGTTCAGAAAAGACAGGTTTTTGCCATTTGTCATGACCATCTAGCAGCCTCAAAGTAATTAACTGGTTACAAAGTTCTTTTGGCATTAAAGGAATCATCGATAGTCAACTCCCTTGTAAAGAAGTCCAGTATAGATCAACTCGTTATAAGCCTCTGTTGCAACCATCGTTCTGCCAACTGTTGCTGCATTTGTACTACCAGATTCAATGCGCATACGACCGACACTAACACTGGCAGGCGAAGCACTTAAAATCTCTGATAATGATGTAACTCCAACGGAATTAAGGTATTCAATTTGAACAGCCATTGCGATTTTGAACTTGTCTACACGATACTTGAAAGTATCATCTGACAAAGAGTTTTTCATGTAAAAATCACCGGTAACACGATTTAGTTGGCGCTCAGCGTATTGTTCTAATTCGTCGAATACTTTTTCATCAGATACTTTACTAAATCCAAGTTCTTTATATTCATCGTGTGTGAGATAGCTCATAGTTGCCTCCTTTCAATTAAAAAAAGGATAGCTACTAAACTATCCTTCGCTTGGTGCAGTTACTGTGATTTCACAAGTAGCAGTTTTGCCATTTACGGTTTTCGCTGTGACCGTCGTAGCTCCTACTTTAATAGCAGTAACCTTTCCTTGCACTGGCGTTACTGTTGCAACCGTCACATCGCTAGAAGTGAATTGAACTGATTTATCTGTTGAATCAGTCGGTGCTACAGTAGCAGACAATGTTTCTGTTGCTCCCACCGTTAGCGTAGCTGTTGTTTTATTCAAAGTTACGCCGGATGGGTCTACCCTTTTGGGACCAAAGAGACAGATACACCTTCTTTTTGTTTTTCTTTAATAAAGCAATCGTGGTACAGACGGTTTTGGTACAAGTACCCGTCGCCTTGAGAATGTTCGCCTGGCGCAAACAAGAAGACGGTGTTTTCTTTAACCACGGGGATAACTGCTTGTTTAGCGACAACTAAGATATTGATGTCTTTTGCATCAGAGGTAGCAACGTATCCATCTGAAAAATTGTATTTCGTTTTAAAACGAGTATCGTCCCAAACTTCGACTAGCAACACACCGTCAAGAGAAGTAACACGGGATTCTAAAGCAGTCTGTCCAACGTTTTGATTGGTAATGTTGCGAGTGAACTCAGTAGATCGTTCTAGTGCATCCATTACTGTTGTTGATACAAACGCTACTAGGTTTTGCGGGCCGAATTTACGTGCTGGTAAAATAGCAGCTTTAATTGCAGAATAAGCATTTTTCTCAGTAATTGTTTCTTCCTTAGTCTTGCCTGCTCCTGCAGCTAAAGTAGAGAAACGATAAGCATCAATTTCAGGTTGCACGTGTTCTGTAATAAATACATTTGAGATGTTAGCTACTGCCAAATCTTGATTTGTTTCATCAACATCTTGTTTATCAATGTAGAATTCAACGTCACGATCTTGTCCCATTGTATAAACTTTTTTGTCATTTCCGTAAGTTCCACTGTTAAATCCTTTGTTGCGTGTGTGGTTTTTTAAACCAGAAGTTGAAATAGTAGTCAATGTAAATGATTTACCACCGTTCACTAATTCAACTTGTGGAATACCTAAGATCGTCGTTAACAATCCTTGAGTGATCTTCTGATCGAAAATCCCATTGTCTTTTGTAATGTAATTAATTGCCATATTTTATTCCCTCCAAATTTAATTTTTGTTTGGCATAACTCCTAATGCTTTAGCAAAAGCATCTTCTTCAACGTTTTGCGCAGAACTAGCATTCCCAGAAAAGGTAGCCTTCTTACCGTCGGGATTAGGTGGAACCTGTTCAGATTGGCCAAATAAATAACCGTCGCTTTCTTTAAGCGCGGCCAGTTGGTCATCTAATCCTTTTAATCCATCCTCTGCTAATTCCAGTGACTCGCCATCTATTAAAGCTTTAGCAGCTTTAATATTCTTTGCCCCTGCTTGTGTTAGGGCTAAGTCGATTGCTGATGATTTCTTAATATCTGCAATCTGTTGTTCAGAATCGGTTTTATTTTGGTCAAGACGCGTTTGTAAATCAGTCACTTGCTGCTCTAAATCTTCGTTACCTTTAGACTTTGCTTTAAAGTCATCAAGCTCACTTTGATTTTTGTCTAACTGTTCTTGATACTGAGTCGCTTGCTGTTCCGCGGTAGACACCTTGCTGTTCAGTTCGTTTACAGTTACACCGTGTAAAGCCATTACTGATCCAATCTGTTCATCTGTTAAGCCCAATTCTTTTAATTCTTCTCGTTTCATTTCATTCATCCTTTCGTTGTTTAACGAGGCTACGCCCTCGATGGATTGAACAGTTTAACGCCGTATTCAGGGCAAAATAAAAAGCCTAGCATTTGCTAAGCTTAAAATTATTAACTTTGTATTTGTTCCCTACTGTAATCACGTACCAAGAACTCGTTGTCTTCAATAAGTTCTCTTAACTGTTTCTGCTTGTTAGAAATAACTTGCTTACACATTTGTACAGTATCGGGATCCTCCAATTCTACCGCCGCATTCATACGTTTCTTCTGATAGCGAATATCACGCTCAAGCTTACGCTGTTTTTGTTGTATTTCAGCATTTTCTTGTGCTTTTTCTGGGTCATATTGCGGTTGATTATTTGTATTCACATCAGGTCTCCCGGGGTAAAGAATGTGTGTGCAATTAATTCCTTGCGTTCCACTGGGTTCGCCATATCCATGATCATAAATAGATGGTAAATGTTTGAACTCGTCTGGCGCTTCATTTTTCGGCACAGTTAATACCCAATCACCTTGTATCGGCGCACACGCTTCTCTAGCTGTTGGATGACTACTCATTAATGCAGTCACACAGTCAAAGTCTTCCATTCGTTGCAATCGTAAATCGTTGAATGTTCTGTGTGACGTAGTTTGAACGACGGTTCGAGAGTATGCCTCCATTGACCACTCACGACCAGCTTTATCGACAAAACCTGATTTAATTCCCATGTCTACCATTTTATAGACATTATCTTTTACAGCCTTCTCATGCGTTTTAAGACCCGTCATGGATTCTAGGGTAGATTGTTTAAGAATTGCTTGATAGGCTCGCATAACTGTATTCTCATTGAAATTAGTGGTGATTAATGTTTGATTGACGTTGTTGTTTAAGTCTTGGAAAGTTTGACGTATTAAAGAATCAATTATCTTTCCTACATCGTCAGAGACTGGAATGCTTTTACGAACCATTCGCTCAAGCTCACGGTCTACTTCATCAACGATCTTCACACCGTTTCCCTTAATCAATTGCTCAATTGCTTCTTGAGTCTCTCCTGTATATCGTGCTAACAAATCAATAACTTTATCGTTTAATGTACCCATCTTAGAAAGTTGTTTTACTTGCCACAAAAGCACGTCTTCTTTTGCAACATCTTGAAAACGAGACTGTTTTAACGCTTTGATTATGATGTTAAAGATTCGGTCTTCCAGTTCTGAATAGATATTAATAATTGAATTCGCAGTCTTTTGCATCTTTTCTGGTGTAATCATAATTAATCACCTAAATCGAATAAGGCATCTTGACTACGCCGTTCGGTTGATCCCGCTTCGGGCATTTCTTCTTTCAATGCAGCTAACCAATCTTCTAATTCATCTTCGTTTAAATTGTAATTGCGGATAAGAAATTGTTTCTTTGGCATTACGCCAGCTGTTACAGCTTTTAAATCATTCTCTAGTTGTTTGTTACGATCAACGAATAGACCGTCTTCAAAGCTCACTGTGACTAAATAACTCTCATAATCAATCGAGAACAGAGGCTTTTCACTTTCGAACATTTCTCCATATCCTGCTAACTCAAAAATAGAATGGATTAGTTCGTTAATAACTTTTTCAACCATCGTTAAATAGCTTGAACGGGTTTGATACGTCATGGAATTGTTAGAAACAATTTCTGTTGCTGTTTTAATTCCATCGTCTGCATAGTTCATTGAGCCAACAGATAAACCAACTTGCACCTCAAACTCTTTGATCAAATGACTAATAGCATCCTTATATTGAACCGTCCGAATTGGTGTAGTGATATCCTTAACCCCGATATTTTCAGCACCATACACACCAGCAAAAACATTCTGATCAGTGTCGAACAGCGGCGGGCGCAATTGATCTACTCTAAGAAACTCTGCAGGAACAACAACACGTCGTTGACCTAACTGAATTTCCCAAGCAAATTGATCATGCGTTGTGTTGATTGTGTCCAGAATCTCTTTTGAGTTATCGACAATACCAGCGCCCAATGGACTTTCTAACGATTTGTTATTCGCACCAGGTGTTCTGAAATACGCAAAAAGCGGTCTCTTTAAACCTTCTAATGTGACAGTTTCAGCCAAATCAGGATAAAGAACCGCTAATGAAATTTGTTTACCAACGATATTATCGTTATCAGATTTGTAAAGCTCATTACTGATAACATACTTATCATCTTGCCATTCATGGAATTCTAGCAACGTATAGTAGTAATTCACGTCACCTTCTGTTTGAATGGTCTTTGTTGCAATGGCGCATTCACTTACTTCATTTGTGTTAGAGCGTAACGGATAAAATTGATCTGCACGGATCCATGAAATTTTGATCTTGTCACCGTCAACATACGGCCGCATAGCAAAACCGCCTGCAGCAATCCCTTTTTCAAGGTTCATTTCAAACAAATTGTAGAAATTGTTGTCATAAAGTGTTTTATCTAGGAACTCTACCGCTGATTGAATGCTTTTTGAAGCTTCTGCTTGCTCCTCCTTGTCTTTTAATGCTACTTTGCACTTCTCATTAAAGATGATACTTGCTAACCGTCTAGAAGCTGTCTTGGTGATATTTAAGGACTTAAATTCTCTTTTCTGTGTTTCCCCGTATGAATTACGATATTGTATATCAGGAAATAGATTGGAATAGTATCTAAAGTTTCTAGCAATCCGATCGTATTCTCTTGAATCAATCCCTATTTTGGGATGATCTGTTACCTTCGCAATATCACGACCAGTAAAACTCATATTCACGCTATCAACTCCTCTCTTGAATATACTTTTAATCGTTTGGAATACTCCCATTTTCTCACCTACCATTTCAGGTCTAAGTCTTGAAGATTATCACGTACAAAATATTGGAATCCATCACAAGAGTGATCATCCTCTTTAATAACTTTTGGATCATCACTGTTCAACGTGTCTTCGTCCCATTGATACTTTTTGTGTTCCTCAATAAATATCTTATTGCTTTCTTTTTCCAAATAAAAAAACCTACCTTGTGCAAGTAAGCTTTGAACGTGGTCAATCATATCTACTTTTTTGGCTTTAGCTACTGTGTGCAACCGGACGTTGTAATCTAGATAATATTGATTCCTTAATGCGCCTTCTGCCGAATCAATCGTAATTTGATACGCATATTTATCATATTCAGCCTGGCAACGATCAATGAAATCATGCAAGTCTTTTGATAGTTCGGTCGGTGCTTTCTTATTTACTTTACCTGCCGGGCTATAGTAATACGTGTCTAACAAGATTACGTTCTTCTTTCTAGTAAGCGCGTAACAACCACACGTTGTAGCTGACACTTGGTGCCCGCTATCGATTGAGAAATAGAGATTCACTATGTAGTCGTCATCAGGCATTTTATCCAACGGGTGGAAATGATTCATATTATAGATATGAGTCCCTAATCCAATGACTTCGCCACGATAGAGCCACTTGTAATAGTCTTCGTCATTCTTGCGGTAAGTTTCTATTAGTTTAAGTTGTTGTGGATCAGTAAAACCTAATTCATCATCTAAGTAAGTTGAATGGTCCACTAAGTGATCATCAAGCTCTTTACTTTTCTCTACCCATTCATTAACCCAATCATAAGGATTCTTAGGAGGATTCCACGAATAGTAAACTCTTACTTGATCTACCCATTCAGAACGCTGACGAATAAATGTAGCGTTGGTTTGGTCAAATACTTCACTACTCTGAAAATTAGCAGCTTCTTCGTACCACAGTGAGATAATATCGCCTATCGCATTAGATTTAAGTTTCAATGGATCATCAACACCATAAAAGTAAAACGCCGATCCAGTCCTCTTATGAATAATAGTCAACGGTGACATTCGATATCTGAACTCATTTGCAACGCCCAGCATATTCAAAGCCCATTTGATTTGAAGATAAACCGCATCACGTAAATACTTGTGCTGGCTCATCATGCATACTACATTAACTTTATGCTTTGCTTGCGTATGTTTCTTCATTTCAGTCGCAAGTTTTAAGCTGATAACTGACGACTTAAATGACCCACGTCCACCTTTCATTAAGATATAAGGGCACTGTGTGTGCCACATCTTATAAAAATGTGGGTTAATCATTCCAGTTAGTTTAATCTGAGGCTTCGTCTTGGCTTTCATTGCCATTTGAATCAACCTCACTTTCTATTACAGGTATGTCATCAACTATAATCGTCTGTTCTTCTGCAGGGTCATAGCCATCGTCCAATTGCTTCAATTGCGCTTTAGCTAGATCAACTTGAGTGTTCATGAGTTCAAGTTTCTTGCGTCGTTCATCTTGTTCATCAGCGATTGATACAAACTGTTTGATTAAATTAGCAAGCGTGCTCATGGCTCTGGATTGAGCGTTCATAAAGTTTGCTTGTTTATCCCAGGCATACTGAATAGCATATTCTTCTGAACTGCCACTTTCGCTTGAAGACCATTTAGATACTTCTTTAGAAAGATCACCATCATACACATACATAATCTTTTGCGCTCTAATTATCGCCGTATATTGAATCATAATATTGTTCCAAAGGATATCCTCTGGTTTAGAGGTTGCAACCTCGTTCATAATTTCTAGAGTTTCATCTGGCAACCAGTTAGCAAACAGACCGTGGCTAACAGCATTTTTATTATTGGGTGGTGGTTTGCCACCAGGATTACCTTTCGCATTCTGATTGCCATGCATTGAATCGTAACGCTCTTTTTGATTCGGAGCGCTCCGTTTCTTATCGCCATCCCATTTATCTTCTGATTTCCATTTTCTTACAGTTGAAGCCGATACTCCCAATTCCTCAGCAATATCTTTCAATGGCTTCTTTTTATCAGAATCAATCCATAGTTTATAGGCCTCATCACGCAAAGGATTTCTTTGTCTAGCCATCCATTTTCCACCACCTCGCTATCTGTGTTTGTTTTGAAAAACTTGTATTTATGTAGTCACCAACCCGTTACGCTTGCCAAATAAACGTTTAATCCGATCTAGCATTTGTCTCATTATCTACACCTCCAAGGGCAAAATAAAAAGACCACTCAATGAGTGATCCAAAAATATGTATCAGGCAGCACATGAACTTTAAAGGAAGAGGAGCTATTCACTTCCTTCTTTATTTTTTTAATTGTGCCGCCTAAGATTGTAGAAACAGAGAAAGGAGCTGTTCACCTCCTTCTGTTTTTTATAGGTTATGTGAGTAGCCTATAAATTTTGATGCTCTCTATAAAAACAGCTAGTTCAGATGGTTGTTCATTTACTCCGCTTTTTAGCAGTTGTCCTGTTTATGATGTTCGTCTGACTAGCTGTAAATATACTAATTTGATAATAATAGTATATAGCAGAAAAACGTGATTAAACCGCCAAATATCCCGCAAAAAACCGCCAAAATAATTGTTCAACGATATGCGATCAATCTGCCTTTTTTATAAGCTTCAGCAAATTCAATTAGAGCTTCTGACATTAGTCTTTCAACGCTGCGCTCAGAGTAGCCAATTTCACGAGCTATTTTGTAATTTGAGTAGCTATCAGTAGTGCAATATCGATAGTAAAGGACTTGACGGCTAGTTAATCCTAAAGCCATTAAAGCAGCTAAAATAGCGTCTCGTTCCGCCTCGGCTTCCATAAACTGAACTAGGCCATCTTCCACCTTGTTCCCCCAACGATCACCTTTTGGCATATCGGACATGACTGGTGATTTAATATCTATCATTGACTTTCCCGCTATACGTACCCACTTACGATAATTTTTCAATATTTTTCTTGCATTACATTTAGTTTGATAAAAATCGACTTCTCTCAATAGCGCTATCATGCCATCCGCTCCTTGTGCTATAATGTTATTGACTAGATAACATTTAGCGCTGAGCGAAAGCTTGGTGTTTTTTTATTTTCTCGCTTGTATTAATAGTTTTTTTTGAAACGGAAACCATTGCCAAACTTTTGCAGACTGAATATCAACTAAAATCTTGACACCCGTTTCCCCCACATGTGCTGAATATCTCGTTTTATCCACCATCTTTATATCTTTCAATTTTTCATATCCATGAATCTTAGCGACAAGATTAACTTCTTTGATAATTTTGTTCATGTAATTCTCCTCTATTGGCGACGTTAGCGGATCTACTTTACATTGCTGACTTCAATACACAGTGTAGGAATATCTTTTCCTTCGCACGTACTAATACCTGCGTCTATTAGTGTTACCTCATATTCTGCAGCTCGTGGGTAAATTAATAAAATATTTTTTGCTAAAATACCTATTGGGTAAGTCTCTTCCACAATTTCAAACGTTACTTCAGCTTCATGCGGTAAAAATTTCAATAATTCTTTTAATTTCATTCTATCGCCTCCAACAACTCTGGATTTTCGTAGATGTTGCCTAAAATGGTTATATCGCTCGATGTTAAGTTAAAATGGTGCAAAAATATTTCTTCAAGGTCTTCATCGTCAGGTAAACTCATGGAAACAGAAATCCCATCGATTTCACTAGGTATAGTTTCTGGAGTATCAAAGTCATATTTAGCATTTCTGATTATCCATGCAGTGTCTGTTTCATCTAAATCTACCACGCCAACCATATGATTTTCTTGGTAGTACCCCATAGGCCATTCTTCCCAAAAGATATCAATGATATCACCTTTGAAAACATCTTTTTCTTCAGAATCATCATATGAGTCATCCATGTATCCCTTCAGTCCTGTTGATTGCATGAGTTCGACATCTTCGAAATCAAATATTTCAGTAAAGCACTTTTTACCTTTTAAATCGTCTCTCTTTACTAAGCATTCCATTCCTAAAAAGTCGGGTTTTGCATCCGCGACTACTCCGTCGGGATGGTTGGATAAAACTCCTGGTTTTACCCAAGCTCTAAATTTTGGCACCATCACTCTTCCTCCCATTTCAACACAACGTCTCCTTCTTTTTCATACGTATCTACCCATCGCTGCTCACCATCGGAAAAGATACATAACCTTAACGGATAACCCATTTCATCAAATTGGATTACATTCGAACGTATTTTTATTCTTGGTATATCCTTCTTTTTGAAGAACATTACTCTTCCTCCTCAGTAAACTTTGCTTAAATCAGTCATATTGCTTGATAAATTATAAACATCTACGTGTATTTTTTTAGTAGTATTTAACTGCCCGATGCGTGCCATTGCTTGACTGGTCTGCATTTCAGTAAAAACAATTCCACCTTTATCCATGTTGTTTAGCAAATACGATCGTTGGAATTCATCGCTAAAGCCGTCATATTCCGTTATTTGGATTACATTTTTACTCAACGCAATCACTCTCCTCGTTGACTTTTAAGAATAAAGTAATGTTTTTGGATAGCTTTCGCTTAACTCTTTTATATTCATCAGAATCTACTCGGATTCTAGTTTTATCTTCAAGAACAACGAAATATTTGCCATTTTTTATTGATACTGCGACTACTTCTTTATCCATCAATCTTCCTCCTGTTCCTGTGCCCATTTGCCGAATGCTTCTAAAACTTGACCTTCTTCTTTTTCATTTAATTCTGACCAAATTTGTGTAACAATATCTTTTGGATTCCCATAAATAAACGAGTAAATACAATCGAATGCTGTAAGGTTGGAATTAGTTTTTTCTTCTTTCAACCACTCCAACACAACCTGCTGATCGTCGGTGAGTTCCCACCCCAGCAAAAAGTCCCCTACACGATTAAACTCGTCTAACGTGTAGCGTGTGTCGTTGACTTGGATGTACTGTTCCGTCTCGGGAAAACTCTTAATTCCAAAGAGGGCTAACTGCTCGTCAGTTAAAGACGTATCAATGTATTTTTCTTCCCTCATTCCGTTACCTCCAATTTCCGCCCACACATTGGGCAATAATTAATATTTCCCCAATCATTATCATTCCATTCACCCGGATCATATTCAGATTCAAGATAATAGGAACTTTCACCTTTTTTAACAATCAAGGCAAAGTTAGAATTGCTGGTATCATTCAACGGTTCGCCATGCTTGCAGTACATACACCCTTTAGCTTCTTTTAATGGTTCCATCTGATCTGCATAAAGATATCGACCGCCTTCGACATCTAGTCTAACCTCATAAAGTTCACCAACACGATTAACGACAGTTCCTTCGACGCCGTTATAAAGCACTCTGTCGCCTATTTTATATTCTGTCATTCCGCCACCTCTTTCATTTCCAAATAAATTTGCCACACTTCTTCTGGATTCGAAGACATCCATGAAGATGCATCAAAATACTCACCAGTCGCAAAATATCCATCTTCGAATGCAATCTCAAAAAATCTGATCATGTTCATAACATTCTGCTTTTCGCTATCAGTGGCGACCCAATACATTGAACGTTCACCGCTATCTATATGACTCTTTATTAATTCTCTAACCTTAACGAGTTTTCTTTCTAGCAGAAAACCATCGATCAAAGTTTTTATTTTTTTGATCATCCGATTGAACCTACACTTTCTCGACTGGCACAGCAAACGGCCAGTATCTTTCATCAATTGATTTGATTTCTACTTCCGTAAAACGAGTTACTCTGATCGCATCAATGCTGATATTCTCTTCGATATCATAATTCACATAAAGTTTATTCTGTTTTGCTGGTAATTCTATAAAATATTCAGCTTCTTCTGTAATATTCATTTCACACCTCCACTTTCTCGACTATACCGCCAGTGATATATGCGGTATACATTGCCGTTTCCTCATTGTCAAAGAGGATAGGTCTTTTCTTCGTACTGTCGAAAGCCCAATGTAACGAGTTGCCATATCCTGCTTCTATTGATGTCAGACAGTAGTTTTGATCATTAATTATTTTCCACTTTGGCTCTTTCTCGACCTCGTAGCCGTCTAACCATGCACGAGCTAGAATTTCATCATGTCCTTTTTTAACAAACCATGATGTCAGTCCTGTTGGTTCGTTATGATCTTCAAAATATTTTATATTTGAAGCGTCAACTACATTAGACAAGGCCCATTTACGATTTTGAGACCATTCTATCCACTCAGCCACAAACGCCGGCACTTTGACTTTCTGCGGTTCGTCTAGCCGCTTTAAGTCCTCTATAATTTCAACACGCGCTACACCATATCCTACGTTGTACATTTCATATTCAGATGGACGAATTGAAGAAGCGCTTATTTTACATGAAGGAGCGCTTGTCTTATTCTCCCATTTCTCAATCAATTCCTGTTTTCCCATTACTGCTTCCTCCTCTAAGTCCTCCGCTAAATGAATTCCTTATCCAATTACAGTGAATTTTGATAACCGATCTTCTTTTATCGCTTGATTCATTTCCTCATTACTCCACGGTCGAATTAATCGTGAACGATAAGCTACAACCAAATCAACAAATTCATATTCAATCGATTCTATATTTGTAACTTCGCCACAGATGCCATCAAATACAAAAATATCCCCAACTCTATACAAAGGATTGTTGTTATCAAATTCACCTTTCGGATATTTACATACAAACTCGCTTGTTTTTTCGTATAAATGATAATCTGACTTACCACCAATTAGTTGCGCTACTCCTTTGACAACCATACGAGCGGAACTGCCATAGAATTGTTCAATCTCGGCAATATGAGTCAAGACGTACTTTTCATTTTCTTTATAGTTGATGATCTCACCAACTTTGATTTTTTCGTTAAACCCTCGACGAGTAAGTGTGAAAATCGCTTGCACTATAGCACCTCATTTCTACTTGATAGCTCCAGTTAGCGGACTATCCAATAAATTTCTCTTTCTTATATCCAACTTCGAGTAGAAACTCTTCTCGCTGATTCAACGCTGTTCGATAACTCGTTTTCGATTCAATACTCTTAGCTACTTGCTTTGCTTTTTCAATGCTGGTATAGCAGAACAGTTTTCTGTCTTCGTCTGCTACGATTGCTGCAATCTTATCGTGATATATGCGATACATTGGATCACCTCGAATTTAGTTTGATGCCGTGCCTCTCATTTTTTCATTAGCTTTTTTGCATTGCTATTCCACTCAAATAGTTCACAGGTTCTTAAATCTACGACAACAGCTACACCGTCTGCAATTGCAGAATAATGACGATTGTCCCATTGACGATATTTTTTAACTTCGCAATATCCATAACGCTGAATCAGCTCTTTAATCCTCTTTTTTGGCACCAATGATAATTGCCTCTTTTCTCTTTAAGTATTCAAGAATATTTCTGCGGTAATCAATAATTCCAGTCGCTTGATCCACCTCGTATTGCTCTAATCTCGCGATAGGAATCGATTTGCGTTTGTTTAAAAGCATTTCTTGCTCAATGGTCATGTAACTGTCTATATCGACTAAAAACACTCGCCTAGCGTTTTCTAAAGCAATTAGGAAAAAGGCTTGCCCACCACTTTTTTTAAAGTCTTTTAGAAATGCTTTTTGGTGTGGTTTGACTGTTACGACTTTGCCTGATCCAAACGGAAAATTCGTCTTGTTAGCGGTCAATTTGCAGTCAAAGGCAATCGGTGTGCCGTCTAAATGTCCGATAAAGTCACATCCTGTTTTCGTGTCTCTAACGATGATCTGGCGGCCGCCTTGCCTGATTGTTTTCGTGCCGTTCGGAATCTTTTCGACAACCCCAAATCCTTTGACACGATAGAATTGATTCACGCTCTCAATATGTTTTTCAAACTGACTCCAAGGCTTCATGCCACTATCCCACCGATCAAACGTTTGTCCTTTGTTGATTTCATTGATACGACAAAGCCTTTTGAGTTTTGCAATATTCTTGATAAAATTCGTTCTCCATATGCTTCTTGGAGCTCTTTAGCCGTTAGATTAGTTGTTACAACAGTTGCCATATTTTGACGAGCTTCCAACAACCCGGTAAGCGTATCGTTGTTATATCGCGAACTATCAGATGTCTTGTTTCCACCTAGCTCGGCTCCAATATCATCGATGATAACTAGGTCAGCTGTTTTTAACTCCGCCATAAGAGCACCTTGTATTTGTCTTTGTGCTTCTTTGTCGTTCATCGCGAATCTCAATTGATCTAATAACTCGCGATAGTTAACATACAGCACGTCTCTATCATAATTTGATCGTTCTAAAACATCCCATGCTATAGACATCGCTAAGTGGCTTTTACCCGTGCCTGATTTCCCAGTAAACACAACATGAACTGGTTTGCCTAAAATAAATTCATTCACTGCTCTTTTAGCGATCTCTAGCGCGTTCTTAGTCTCCTGGTCTGTCACCATGTAACCTTTCAGTCGCTTCTCAAACAGTGTTTTATCCGGCACGATAGAGCTATGTTTGAAGTAATTTAACGCACGCTTTTTCAAACTTTCGTTATACATCACTCGAGTATCATAATCTTGCTTTCTCTTAAGCTCTTTGTGTCCACAAATCATGCAAGTCGGCCCGCAGCGATCTTCGCCACTAGGTAGCTTTTCACGCCATTGGTACATCTCAGCTCCACAATCTGGGCAACTGCCAACAGTAATGAATACTCGATCAATGATTTTCTGCATCGCTTGTCCTAAATTTTCCATGTGACCTCCTACCAGCCCAGGTTGTCGTATTCACTTGAGCCTGTATTTTCTAATTTTTTGCCGCCGGATTTATTTTTCTTTTGATTTTCGATATCTTCTTTGGTGTACGCAGCATTGTTATCCCAATTCCTCAAAACACCGTCAACATAATTCCAAAAACGACGATTATTTCCAGAAGCCACTTTAACGCCCATAATCATCCAATCATCAATTTGAGAGTCCTTGAGTCCTTTTCCCCTTAGGTTCTTTATCCATTCACTGATGTCTGTTGCCATCGGTTCAGAATATGGATTCCCAAAATGATTTGTTTCCAAGAATTCAAAAACGCCGAAAACATAGTTATTTGTTTTACTTTTATTTACTTTAGTTTTATTTACTTTACTTTGTTCATTATCGCCCTCATTAACTTCACTTGAGCTGTAGTTATTGCTGTCATTAACTACAGTTGAACTAGGGTTACTGTCATCATTAACTAAAAACTCTTTTTTAACTTCGACACCTTTTCTTTTTGTAGTTGCTTCAAAGTATCTTTTTTGAATCCCATTTGAAGTTAAAATTTTGTATTGTTCATATTTTTGATGGTCAAAGAATTTTGATTGAATTGCTTTTGCTACAACCTCTTCAACTAAGCCCTCTTTCGCCCCAACTTCGTCAGCAACTAAGAACACTGTATCTTCATCCCACCCAATGTAATACCCATTTTCACGGTAAATATTACCCAGCAGGCAAAGTAGTATCTCGATAGATTGTGGTCCGCAAGCTTTTCTTATCTTTCTTACTTTGATATCTTTTAAAAAATTAACGTCTAAGGAGTAATAATCAATGCCCTGTTTTGTTGGCCTTGCCACAGCTTCACCTCCTAGTTAAGAGGGAGAAAACTCCCTCTATTAAAATGGGTATTTATCGTCTTTCAATGGTGGCTGCTTATCGTTAAATAGAGCAGTTTGATTTTCATTGGTCGGTTTTTCATTAACCTTTTCTGCTTCTTTTCTATCAGTTTTGATTGGCTCAGCTTCATTCAATGCGGTCTCTTCAATCAAGTCGTCATTATCATCAAGTCGAAATACTTTTTCATCGGAAGTCACTGCTGTCTGCATTTCTACCGACAAAATTCCCCATTTAGCAAGAAGATTACGTAGTACCGTTTTTATGGCCATCGAATCATAGTTATCTTTCCAAGCGCCTGTTAATTTTTCTTTATCGTAACCTTTAGCATTTTTAATTCGATGAGCTTCGATTTCTTGTTTCGTCCAATAAACTGTTTTTTTAAATCCATTCAATAATTCGAAGAAACCTACATAACCGATGACTTTATCTGAAGCCTTGGCTGAATAATCAAAAATAAACTCTTCTGTGAGGGGATTCCATTCAATCAATTGACCTTCATACACTTCTAAAGCGTTCAATGCTTTGTACTGCCCAGAACGTTGGGCTAGTTGAATATATCCCTTGTATCCTAGTATGAATTGCGCTTCATTATGTGTGACCCAGTCTTTTCCAACTTTTTCTTTTCTATTAAATGGAACGACATATGCATAACCTAAATTCTTATCAATGGGTAAATCCATGGTCGCAGCTTTTAATGCAGAAGCAATAATTGTCATTGGTTCTGCATTTGAAAGATAGTTGTCTCCTCCAACTAAAGTCATCAATGATCCCATGAAGGAATCTGACTTCTCATGGAGAATATCCTGAAACTTCTTTTTCATAGTTGGTGTATTCATTAATGCTTTGAACCCTAATGATTGAGCGCTGACTTCTTGCGATTTCTGTTCGCTTAACTGATTTTTTAAAGTATCATTTGTGGCCATTTATTTGATCTCCTTTTCAGCTAGTCGTTTAAAACTAGACGTTTTGTAAATACTAGAATCTTTTACTACTTCTGGATATTTCTCAGCTAACAGCTTTTTATCAAGTGAAGTCCGTTCTTGTGACTTCCACGAAACAATGAATTTAGGGCTTATACCGACCACTGCATCATTTTTTCCAAGTTCCGATTTTATTTGGTTATCGATCTTCTTAATCTGAGTCTGAATTTCCTTTTCTGATTTCTTTAGGTCCCGTTTACTTTCGATCAATTCGTCATATTCGCTAGATAAACTGATTTCTTCGGTTCCCTCTGTTGAATAGTGATTCTTTATAAACTCGGCGGTAGCGTCGCTACCATCGATAGGTGGTTCCATTCCTGTAATAACATTGATTTCCCAAAATTCGACTAGTCGCTCAGTTATTATGTCAATCAATTCTTGATCCCGTTCTATCTTTTTCCAAATGAACTTTTGTCCACCAATTAAGACAGCGATGTACGCGAAATCTCTATTTAAAACATTCATGTAATGTTGTATTTGACAAAGATAACTCATGGGGATCTCTTCGCCATCCCATTCTTTTGATAAGAAGCTATTCGCTGTTTTACATTCCAATATGGCATTTTCACCGACAACATCTCGATCAATATTGGCTCTCAAAAATGGATGCAACGCGTGCTCAAATACTTGATTGCGACGCCGAACTTTTTTTCCAGTTCGTTCGGTAAATTCTTTTGCGACTATTTCTTCTAAAACATTGCCCCAATAGGCTGGTTCGCTATTTGATTCATCCAGTTCTACTTGTCCTGTTTTCTCTAGCCATAGTTGATAAGGTGATTTCCACTTATTCAATCCAAGAATAGTTCCAACATCAGACCCGCCAATACCTTTTCTTCTGTCTTCAAGCCATTCGTTGTGAGTCATTTCGATTGTTGATTTTTTCACCATCATCAGCCCACCCTTCTAAATTATCAGGAGAGTCTTTGTCAGCATTTTGTGATACATTTACAAAAATATGACTCTCTGTATCTGACATTGCAGAATCGTAATTAAACATGTTATAATCCTCCTAGATAAACTTTCATTAGTGACTTACTTTTGCTTGCTGGCTGGTAAGTCTCTTTTTTTGTATCCTCATAGTCCCAGCACCTTTTTGACAATCTTGTTCGCGAAAAATGAAACAGGTATTAATGTTAATGCGATTGGCCAGTATCCGATAGTAGCGATTCCAATCATCGCGCCAGTGAATATCACCTTAGTAGCTTTGTAAGTCGCTAATTTTTGTGCTAATTCAACTGGAACAGTCGGCACATACTCAAAATCTTTCCTCATGCTTTCACCTCATAGTTTCTGTTCGTATTGCGTTCCTTCCACTCGACAGCGAGCTCGAACGGGATTCTAACGACTTCTTTAGTTCCGATTCGTGTTGGTGAAGTCATTTCCATAGGAAGCGGGTCATAAGGTCTATCTGTCCAATTTTTGATAGTTCCGATTGATACTCCCC